CCGAAGGATCGGGCGAGAAGATGCGTAAGCCAGGCACAGCAGGCGCACCAACAGCCAAGGCTTTTAAACAAGCAGCTAAAACGGCTAAACCAATGAAGGCTAAAAAATGAAGATGACCAAATCAGAGAAGAAGATTGGCAAAGTCATGGGCGAGTACAAGTCTGGAAAGCTAAAGTCAAGCTCTGGCAAGAAAGTTAGCAATCCTAAACAAGCCATTGCCATTGCAATGTCGGAGGCTGGCAAGTCAATGCGAGTCAAGAAGTGAAAATCCGTGAGGCTGCTGGCATCCTAGAAAGAATTGGGGTTGAAGGATTTAATCGCCCAAAACGCACACCAAACCATCCCACTAAAAGCCATGTAGTCGTAGCTAAAGAAGGCGATTCTTATAAAACGATAAGATTTGGCCAGCAAGGCGAAAAAGGCAGCCCAGACGGTAGCGCAAGAAACAAAGCATTTAAAGCAAGACACGCTAAGAACATAGCTAAAGGCAAGATGAGCGCAGCGTTTTGGGCAAACAAGGTTAAATGGTAAATGGCGCACCAACAACAGTTTGATTTTGTAAGAGGTGTAGCCCACTTTTATCCCAATAACTTTGCAAATTGTAAGGTATTGGAAGTTGGTAGTTTAGACATCAACGGTAGCGTAAGGCAGTTCTTTACAGGCTGCGACTACATTGGAATTGATCTAGGTCAAGGCAGAGGAGTAGATATTGTTTGCCAAGGGCAAGACTACGATGCCCCAGACAATACATTCGATACAGTAATCTCTTGCGAGTGCTTTGAGCATAACCCTGACTGGGTAGCTACATTCGCCAATATGCACAGAATGGTAAAACCTGGCGGTCTAATCGTTATGTCCTGCGCCACTACCGGCAGAGCAGAACACGGCACTAAGCGCACTAGCCCAGCAGACGCACCATTTTGCAATGACTACTACAAGAACTTAACAGAGCAAGACTTTGTAGAGAATTTTGACTTAGGCAGTATGTTTTCTGTGTATGAGTTTGGAGTAGGAGAAGTTACAAGAGATCTTTACTTCTACGGAATCAAGAAACTGTTGTAGAATAGCAACATCATCAACCATCAACCCAAAGGGAATGGCATGGAAAACGCTAAAGAAAACAATATTGTAGAGGTTGCTCCAACCAATAAGGGTGGCGCACCTATAGGCAATCAGAACGGCAAGAAGGGAAAGCTGTTCTATAACCAGCTACGAGTAGCCTTGGTTCAAGAGGATAGCCGTAAATTACGCACCATTGCACAAAAGCTAGTAGATGCTGCCGAGCAGGGTGAGCCTTGGGCGATTAAGGAAGTGATCGACAGGGTAGACGGTAAGGCTGTACAAGCTACAGAGATTAGCGGCGTAGATGGCGAAGCTATCGAACTAAAGCAGATTGAGTTCATTATCAAGCGCCCAGAGTGATCGAAGCAGAAGAAAAACTAAGCCTTGAGATACCAGAAAAGCTAGAGTGCTTGCTGGAGGACTACCGTTTCAAAGTCGTATACGGTGGTCGTGGCTCATCTAAGTCTTGGACAGTAGCAAGGGTATTGCTTGCTATAGGCCGCAGAAAGAAGATTAGGGTCTTATGCGCTCGTGAGTTTCAGAACTCAATTAGCGACTCGGTACACGCTTTGCTTGCAGATCAGATCAAGTCGCTAGGCTTAGAGGACTTCTACACGGTACAGAATACTACTATCTTTGGTAGGAATGGCACAGAGTTCCTGTTTGCAGGCTTAAAACACAACATTACCAAGATCAAATCGTTTGAGGGTGTAGACATCTGCTGGGTAGAGGAAGCGCAAACTACCAGTAAATCGAGCTGGGATACGCTGATTCCTACAATTCGTAAGGAAGGCTCAGAGATATGGATTACATTTAATCCTGAGCTAGATACAGACGAAACCTATAAACGGTTTGTAGTCATGCCGCCTAAGTCGGCAAAGGTAGTAAAAGTAAACTGGTCGGACAATCCTTGGTTTCCTAAAGTTCTTCAAGATGAAAAAGAGGACTTGAAAGAACGGGATATGGACGCATATCTGAATGTATGGGAAGGCAATACAAGGCAAGTCCTAGATGGCGCTGTGTACGCTAACGAGCTACGCAAGGCGCAAGAAGAAGATCGGATCAGAGATATACAGGTAGATAAGGCTATCCCTGTATCTACATTCTGGGACTTAGGCTGGGCAGACAATACAAGTATTTGGTTCGTACAGACTGTGCCTGGCGGTGAGGTACGGGTTATTGACTTCTATCAAGACAATCAGAAAACCATCGATCATTATGTAAATATCCTTCAAAACAAGGGATATACATATAGGGATCATTGGCTGCCGCATGACGCAGAGCATAAGAATATGACTGGTCGTAGCACAAAAGAGATTATTGAGAACATGGGACTGCCAGTACGAATTACCCCTAAACTGTCTATTGCAGACGGCATAAACGCAGCTAGAATGTTGATGAATCGGTGTTACTTTGACACCAACCGATGCGCTGAGGGATTACAGGCTTTACGGCACTACAGATACGCAGTAGACCCAGATACAAAGATGTTTAGTGATAAACCCTTACACGACCAACATTCCCACGCAGCAGACGCATGGAGATATGTTGCCGTAGGACTGGATGAGAAACCCGATATGTGGGACAGGCCATTAAAGATTAACTCAAAGTGGATCGTATGATTGATCTACATTTAGGCGATTGTTTAGAGGTAATGAAGCAGATTCCTGATAAGTCTGTAGATTTAGTATTGACTGACCCTCCTTACAATATTGCAAGAGAAAACAACTTCTCTACAATGGGTAGAACAGGGATTGATTTTGGTGAGTGGGATAAAGGGTTTGACCTTTTTTCTTACATTGACCAGGTAAGCAGAGTTCTTAACAAAGATGGAAGTTTTGTAGTGTTTAACGCTTGGCGCAATTTAGGCGCAATAGCTGACTATGCTGAAAAACAAGGCTTTGAAACAAAAGATATGATTAGGTTAGAAAAGTCTAACCCAATGCCACGAAACAGGGATAGGCGTTATATAACTGACTATGAGTGCGCTATATGGTTTGTACAAGAAAAGGCTAAGTGGACATTTAATAGGCAAGACGATAAATACCAGCGACCAAAGTTTGTGGCTTGTATTGAAAGCGGTTTACATCCAACGCAAAAAAATCTTTCGTTAATGGAAAACTTAGTAAAGATTCATAGCAATGAAAATAATGTAGTGCTTGATCCTTTTATGGGTAGCGGAACTACAGGTCTTGCTTGCAAAAATTTAAACAGACATTTTATTGGCATAGAACAAAATGCTAATTACTTTGAGATTGCTAAAGGGCGTATAAATGGATGACAACAAGCTAAAAGGTATTCTAGAGGCAGAGATTGATAACTCAATCGGCTATGTAGATACCGAAACAACTGAGGCTCGTAGAAAGGCGCTGACCTTTTACAATCGTGAGCCGTATGGCAACGAGGTAGAAGGCCGTTCATCTATTGTTACTGGTGAAGTAGCCGAGGTTATTGATGGTGCGTTGCCACAACTGTTACGTATCTTTACCCAGTCAGATGAGTTATGCCGCTTTGAGCCTAAAGGCCCAGGCGATGAGGAAGGCGCTAAACAAGCTACCGAATACTGCAATCTAGTCTTTTTCCAAGACAATGATGGCGTAATCCTAATGCACAACTGGTTTAAAGACGCTCTGTTGCAAAAGAACGGTATCGTCAAATACTGGTGGGAAGATAGCGCAGACCCTACAAAAGAGAAGTACAAAGACCTATCAGCCGAGGAGTTACAGTTATTGTTCTCCGATGGCACGATGGAGTTAGTAAGCCAAGACATGAAGGAAGTATCGCCCGAAACGCTAGATCCTATGAGTGGGATGCTGATTCCTGCGGTTTATTCCTACGATGTAGTGGTAATGAAAAAGAAAGAGTCTGGTCGGGTTAAGATTCAGAATGTACCGCCAGAGGAGTTCTTGATCTCCAAGCGTGATAAGACGATCAAAGACGCTCGCTTTGTAGCGCACCGCATTAACATGACTCGCTCAGACCTGATTGCTGCTGGCTATCCTAAAGATGTAGTGGATGAGCTACCTGCATACTCAGACCTGACATACACTCCAGAGCGCATTGCCCGTTTTGATCGTGGCGAGATGCCTGATGAAACGCAATCCTTAGACTTCTCGATGCAGGACATTGAGGTATTTGAGTGCTATATCCGCACCGACTACGATGAAGATGGCATTGCCGAGCTGCGTAAGATTACCTACGCTGGCTCAGAAATCCTTGATAACGAGGAAGTAGACCATATCCCATTTGCTAGTATTTGCCCAATCCCAATGCCCCATAAGTTCTTTGGGCAGAGCTTGGCAGACCGTAGCATGGACATTCAGTTGATTAAGTCTACGATTACCCGTCAGATACTAGACAATATGTACTTGACCAATATGCCTCGTATGACGGCTATTGATGGCCAAGTAAACATGGATGACCTGCTAACCGTTGCTCCTAATGGAGTAGTACGCATGAAGTCCCAGGGCGCAGTCCAAGCCTTGACCGTACCAGCTACCGCAGCACAGTCGTTCCCAATGCTAGAGTATTTAGACTCGGTAATGCAGAAGCGTTCAGGCGTGGCACAAGCTGGTCAAGTGCTAGACCCTAGCATTTTGCAGAACACAACAGCTACAGCTATTGCGGCAATGCAACAGACAGGCGCAGGCCGTATTGAGATGATTGCCCGTATTTTTGCTGATACTGGTGTAAAGGACTTGTTTACAGGGATTTTCCACCTGCTCTGCAAGTACCAGGACAAAGCAAGGGTTATCCGTCTGCGTGGCAAGTACATCTCCATTGATCCTAGAGAGTGGTCTAACAACTACGATATGGAAGTTAATGTCGGTTTGGGTACTGGCAACAAAGATCAGCAGATGGCTATGGCAGCTATGGTATTGCAGAAGCAAGAGCAGATTTTGCAGACGCAAGGCCCAGCAAACCCATTGGTATCTATTGCTCAGTATCGGGAAACATTAGGTCGCTTTATTGAGGCAGCCGGGTTTAAGGACTCTACTGAGTTCTTTAAAGAGATTACCCCTGAGATGGATCAGATGTTATCTAACCCACAGCCACAACAGCCACAGCAAGACCCAGCAGTAATGGCTTATATGCAACAGGTTCAAGCACAGATCCAAGGCGATCAAGCCAAGATTCAGGCAAAGATCCAAGCAGACCAAGTTAAGGCTCAAGCAGACATTCAATTGGCTAGAGAAAAAGCCATTGCTGAGATCCAGCTAGAGCGTGAGAAGGCTGCGGCACAGTTAGACTTACAAGCTGCAAAGTTTCAAGCAGAAACACAGTTAAAGACGGCTGAGATGGTAGCTAAAGGGATGCAATGAACAAAGCAGAAAGAGCTAACAACTACTTGATGGATGAGTTCTTTATGGAGCTGGTAAACGCTCAGAAGGACTTGTACAAGTCGTATATTTTTAATTCAGCAGATGAAGATGTAGATGGCAGAGAAAGAGCCTTAATCAAGCTGAAA